ACGGGATACAGCCAAAGCCATTTATCTGTCGCAATACTGGACTGAACCGAAGTTCGACCGCATTGCCGAGTTGTCGCCAGCCATTGCACAGGAATTGTGTGATACTGGCGTGAACATGGGGCCACGTGTCGCCAGTACATTCCTGCAGCGCTGGTTAACGGCGTTGAATATGCAGGGCAAGCTATATCCGGATCTGAAGACGGACGGCGCGATCGGCAATCTCACCATCGCCGCCCTGAAAAGTTATCTCGCCGTTCGTGGCAAAGATGGCGAAGCCACGCTGCTAAAGGCGCTGAATTGCAGCCAGGGGGCTCGCTATCTTGAGTTGGCCGAAGCGAGGCCGGCTAACGAAGCGTTTCTATACGGCTGGGTTAAAGAGCGGGTGAGCCTATGAAGATGATTATTTTCGCTCTGCTGGCGCTGGTGGCCGTGCTGGTTCTGTTGCTAGTGCGCAAATATACCCGGCTGGAGTTTGTTGGTCATGCCCGGTTGCTGCTTAAAACATGGTCTGTCCGCCTGGGTGCTGCCGGCGCTTTGGTCGGTGTATGGGCCCAATCATTTCCGGACGCAGCTCTTCATGCCTGGGCGATGCTGCCGCCGGATATCAAAGATATTCTGCCTGCAAACATTGTGGCAATGATTAGCCCGGCTCTGGTGGTGCTCGCCATCCTCTCTCAGTACGTCAGACAACCAAAACTGAAAGAAAAAGCCGATGAACAGCAGGAGCCGCAATGAGCCTTGAATTTATCAGCGGGCTGGTAGTCGTTCTGCTTGGCTTAATCGCTGGCGCATTTGGGTTAGGCTATTCACGCGGGACCAGCAAGGCGGAAGCCAAAGCCGAGCAGCAGCGCACTGAAGAAAACGCCGCTGCTACAGTCGCCGCGGCAGAACGCCGGGCTGATGCAACGAAAGGGGCCAGCGATGTTGAAGAGAGCGTTAAGCGTATGCCTGATGACGATGTTGATCGCGAGCTGCGCGAAAACTTTACCCGCCCCGGTGGTTGTTGATACGGCGTGCAGTTGGGTAAGAATTCTCTATCTGACTGACCACGATATCGATGTTCTCGACCGTCAGACGAAGCGTGACATTCTGGCGCACAACAAATCAGTGCTGGCCAACTGCCCGCACCTAACCGAAAAGGCTACGAAATGAGTGAAGCAAAACCGCAGGACGGCACCACAGTAAAGGGCTACCGCACATTAACCACGGGCGACATTGAGCGCATGAACCGCCTCAAAGGTGTCAGCCGGCATTTTTGCAGTCTACTCGATACAGAGCGAGGTGAATTGTTGGCTGTCCGTAATGGCCCGGCAATGTTAAGTGCTGAGCAGGCTCGGGAGATTGATGAAGCTATGCGCAGCCTGGCAATCGCCCGCACCAAAATGCAGGAAGCCTGTATGTGGGCCTGCCGTGCAGTCGCCCGTCCTGATGCAGATTGCTAATGCATTACAGAAGCTCCTAACCTAAGGGGCTTCGATAATGCTGAATCGAAGTATCGACAAGCAGCTCAATAAAAAACCCCGAGGAGGAAATCCTTAAACTTTACGGGGTGCTGAACAAACAGCCAATGAGTAAATAATACCCACCTTGTTCAGTATTTATCCTGGGTGCAGATCAAAAAATTCAGACAGGGCGTAGTGAGAAAGGTTGGCTCATCCTTGAGCCTACGGATAGAAACAGAAAGACAACCAGACATGGACAGGGTGGCGTCTGCTTTAAGCTTAGGCTGAAAGCTCAGATTAACAAGAACATTAACGATTCAATAAGATGCATAGGGCATTACAGGAGCCATTCACCGAGTGGCTTCGATAATGTCAAAGCGAGGAACTGTTTATGGCAACACCGGACTGGGAGGCCATCGAATCGGCATACCGGGCCGGAGTCCTTAGCCTCCGTGATATAGGCGCACAATACGGCGTTACTGAAGGGGCTATCAGGAAGAAAGCCAAAAAGCTTGAATGGGTACGCAAAGGCGGTACGCAGGTACGCAAAAATGGTACGCAAAAAGATAAAGCGCGTACCACCGGAAAGAGCGTGAGTGCTGGCAGTACACAAAAAAGCACACAATCCAAAGCCGAAACTCCGGCAGAAACGAAACCGATTCGCGGATCGCGTACCGCTCCTCCATCCAACCCATTCAAGCCAGGCAACCAGCAAGCGTTAAAGCATGGTGGCTATGCCCGTCGCCTTCTTCTGAAAGATGAGGTTATAGAAGATGCCAGAGCCCTACAGCTGGAGGATGAATTATTCCGTCTCAGGGCTAATAACCTGACGGCAGCTGAGAATATAGGCCGCTGGATAACCCTGATGGATGATGCGGAAAGCGATGAGGCGCGGGACAAGCTTCAGGCGCTGATAGTGGCGGCAGACAAAGCCATGATGCGCAATACCGTTCGTATTGAGTCCATCGTCGGCACGCTTGCAACGGTTGGCAAAATCTTTGCTGATACTGACTACCGCAAAGCCGCCACAGAGAAAGTATCTCTGGAAGCTGATCGCCTGCGCCGTGATGCTGGTATTGATGATGGTAACGGAGAACGCGATCTCAATGACTTCTACTCTGACATCCAGACCGACGCTGAATCCGACTCTGCGTAACTTCTGGACCACCCAGGCCCGTAACAAGGTGCTTTTCGGTGGCCGGTCATCGTCAAAATCATGGGATGCTGCTGGGTTTGCTATATTCCTGTCGAACAAATACAACCTACGTTTTTGTTGCGCCCGTCAGATCCAGAACAAAATTGAAGAGTCGGTGTATACCCTGCTCAAAATTCAGATAGACCGGTTTGGCTTGCGGCATCGTTTCCGCATTCTGAACAACAAAATCATTAACCGGGTGACCGGGTCTGAATTTGTGTTTTATGGGCTCTGGCGCAACATTGAAGAGATTAAGTCTCTGGAGGGTATCAGCGTGCTGTGGCTTGAAGAGGCCCACGCGCTGACGGAGTACCAGTGGAAGATACTGGAGCCTACCATCCGTAAAGAGGGCTCAGAATGTTGGTTCATCTTTAACCCTGGACTGGTTACTGATTTCGTGTGGCGTAACTTTGTGGTCGACCCGCCAGAAGATACGCTGATACGCAAAATCAACTACGATGAAAACCCCTTTTTGTCCGACACCATGCTGAAGGTTATCGAAGCCGCTAAGCGCCGGGATCCGGATGGGTTTAAGCACGTCTACGAAGGCGTGCCAGAGTCGGATGATGATGCGGCCATTATCAAGCTGTCATGGATTGAGGCGGCCGTTGATGCCCACAAAGTCCTTAATTTCGAGCCAAGCGGGCGCAAGCGTATTGGCTTCGACGTCGCCGATAGCGGCGCCGATAAGTGCGCTAACGTCTATCGCCACGGCTCTGTCGTGTACTGGGCGGATGAGTGGAAGGCGAAAGAAGACGAATTGCTGAAGAGCTGCCAGCGTACGTATCAGGCAGCACTGGAGCGCGATGCTGATATCGTCTACGACTCAATCGGCGTTGGGGCATCTGCTGGCGCTAAATTCTCAGAAATTAACGAGGATCGTAAGCGCGAAAACATGAATGCTTCACGCATTAACTACCAGCGATTCAATGCTGGTGCTGGCGTGAACGAGCCGGACAATGAATACATTGGCATTCCGAATAAAGACTTTTTCGCCAACCTAAAAGCGCAAGCCTGGTGGTTGGTGGCCGACCGCTTCCGTAACACCTTCAACGCCATAAACAATGGTGAGCAGTACCCGGTAGATGAGCTGATAAGCATCGACTCATCCTGCCCGCTGCTGGAAAAGCTCAAGCTGGAACTTACCACCCCACACCGTGACTTTGATAAAAACGGTCGCGTGATGGTGGAGAGCAAAAAGGACCTCGCAAAGCGTGATGTGCCATCGCCGAACGTGGCCGATGCCTTCATCATGGCGTTCGCTCCTACCGATACGGCTATGGATATCTGGGAAGCGTTGGGAAACAGCTAAACACCAGAAAATAGCCGCTTCGAGCAAAATTAACGCTATTCATTTTTTGACCCTGTTTATGCATGTTTTATTCACGCGCTTTTAGCCACTTAATCCAGTGAAATAAGCCTTTGGTGGACATTTCATCATGGGAGGGATCTGGCTGGTGCGGGTAACAGTCATTATGTTAAATCGGGCCGATTTTTAACAAATTATCTGATCCGTCACGGGTATCGAAAAACCGGAGTATCACCATGGCGAAAAAAACGGTACGAGTCGCCACGGCGGATTCGTACGATAACTTTATTGCCCGTGTCGGCATGCAGCAGCCAAACCAGCATGCCGCATCGACCTACCGGGCAAACTATACAAGCCGCAACCGCCTGCTTATTGAGTGGGCTTATCGTTCATCCTGGATTATTGGCGCAGCTGTCGACTCGAAAGCGGACGACATGACCAAAAAGGGCGTGCGCATTACCAGCGAGATTGACCCGAAACGCCGTGGCATTCTGGAATCACGCTTTGACGAGCTTCAGCTGTGGGATTGCATCAACGAAACGCTGAAGTGGTCCCGACTGTATGGCGGGGCCGTAGCACTGATCCTGATTGAAGGGCAGGCACCACTGACGCCGCTGATTCTGGACAAGGTTGGCAAGGGCAGCTTCAAAGGGCTGGCCGTTCTTGACCGCTGGATGATTAACCCGCAGCTCACCAGGCGCATAAAAGCGCTTGGGCCTAACCTCGGTAAGCCTGAGTTCTACGACATCGTGACGACGGCGCAGGGGCTTCCAGCGTGGACCGTTCACCACAGCCGCCTGATTCGAATGGATGGTGTGAAACTGCCTTACCAGCAGAAAATCACCGAGAACGAGTGGGGCATGTCCATAGTTGAGCGTATTTTCGACCGCCTGACATCCTATGACAGTACCAGCGTTGGCGCTGCTCAGTTGGCGTACAAGGCGCATCTGCGAACGGCAAAGATTAAAAAGCTGCGTGAGATTATCGCCATGGGCGGTAAGCCATTCGAAGCGCTGATTAAAAATATGGATATGGTCCGCCAGTTCCAGACGAACGAGGGCATGTCCCTGTTTGATTCGGAGGACGAATTTGAAACTCACTCATATTCTTTCGCGGGCCTTTCAGACCTGCTTGGCGAGTTTAAAGAAGATATTGCGGGGGCTGTTGGAATCCCGCTTGTTCGTCTGTTCCGTCAGTCGCCGAAGGGGTTCTCAACCGGTGATGCTGACCTTGCGAACTACTACGACGACGTTGGCACGCTTCAGGAGCGAGATTTACGGCCTCACATCCGCTTGCTATTCGATGTACTGCATCGCTCGGAGTTTGGCGAACCGTTGCCGGAAGATTTCACCTTTGAGTTTAATCCCCTGTGGCAGATGAGCGATACCGACCGCTCCACGGTAGCGACCAATACGACTACTGCGCTGGCTACTGCTGTGCGTGAGTTGGGTATGTCTCCGGCTGCTGCACTGACAGACCTTAGAGAGATGTCTGACGTCACTGGCGTAGGCGCATCAATTTCTGATGAGGATATAGCAAATGCGGCGAAAGAGTGGGAGGAGGCTGAATCTGAAACCGAACCTCCGCCGACGATCGGAGCGTCAGTATCACAAAAGCCTGTTGGCGATAGTCGACCAGATAAATCAAATCGTCACGGCCTCTTACGATGGTTCACAGGCAAGCGCTGACAGCATTGCTAACACGCTCGTTGACTACTCCGGGATAATCGACGATTGGGCCGAAATGGTTGGCCGCAAGATGTTCGCCCAGGTAGAAAAAGAAGAGTGGAACCAGTGGCGTTCTGTCTCGGAAGAAATCTCTGCAGGGCTGCGCGATGTGGTGGGTAACACGCCCGTAGGGATGGTGGCTCAGGATATCGTTTTTCGCCAGATTCAGCTGATGAAGTCACTACCGATAGAAGCCGCAGACCGGGTTAAGGATATTCAGCAGCGGGCGATACAGGCCGTTATCAACGGTGAGCGACCGGATCAGCTCTATGAGATGATCATGCAGTCAGGCGACGTTGCAGCCAGCAGGGCCAGAATGATAGCCCGCACTGAGATTGGACGCGCTACAGGCGCACTGACTCAGGCGCGAGCGCTGGCCGTTGGTTCTGAAGGTTACTGGTGGCGTATCGAAGGGGCTGGCACCCGACCATCACACCGCAAAATGAAAGATAAGTTTGTGCGCTGGGATAACCCGCCAACACTCGACGGAATGACCGGCCACGCCGGATGTTTGCCTAACTGCAAATGCTGGTCGGAAGTTCAGATACCGGAGCCGAGAAAATGAGTAAACACAACTATTACACTTATTTCTAGGGTATTAACAAAGATGGAGTTGCCGTGTATAGCGGCAATAGCAGCTTCTACACTGAGCCATCCTGTGCTGATGGCGAGATTATTGAAGAGCACTCCAGGTACTTGCTTCTCGTTGCTCAACAAGCAAATCCCAAGGTTTTACGAATAGTGATAAAGAGCATCACAAAACTGTAGGTAATAACTTAAGAAAATACAGCTTTCACCACCGACTCTAACCAAAACCTCATACCCGTTAAATGTTATCAAAATGTTGTTTTCGGAAAGGCTTCATTTCTGGCCAGATAAACGCTGGTTTCAGGGCTTTGGCTGGACATTTTAATTCAGTCCGTTTTCGGTGGTGCGGGTAAGAACCATTATGTTAAATAGCCCGGTATTTCGAACAATTATCCCTTTACTGAAGGTCGCCAATAAGCGGCCTTTTTTCTTGCCTGATAGCAGCAGGTAACTCATGAAATATTTCTTTAAAACGCGCCTGGGGAATACTCGTTTCCAGCTCGCAGATGGCTCAGTGCTGTTCAAGGATGTGCCGATCGGCCGTACTGGAGAGCAGGAGTACGACAAAACCGAGCGCCCAGAGCTTACCCCTGATGCGCGGGGGAAAATCATCGTACGGCGAACACCTGAAGAGGTTTTCAGTGAGCGCTCAATGGCGTCCTTTGAAGGAATGGCCGTAACGATAGGTCATCCGCGAGATTTCAATGGCGACATTATCTTTGTTGCCCCTGAGAACTGGCGATTGCTGGCGCACGGACACATTCAGAATGTCAGGCGCGGGGAGGGCAACAAGTCCGATCTTCTGCTTGCTGATGTCATTGTCAAAAGCCCTGAAGGACTCCAGGCAATTGATGATGGCGATGATGAGGTGAGTTGTGGCTACGACGCAGACTACGAACAAATCTCACCCGGCCTCGCAATTCAATCTGCGATAACCGGTAACCATATGGCCCTCGTCCCTAATGGGCGTGCTGGCTTTCGTTGCAAAATAGGGGATGCTATGCCAAGCACAACTAAAAACTGGTTTACCCGGCTTCTAAAGGCCCGAAAAACCAATGACGCCGCCGAAATGGCGAATCTTGTCGATAACGCGCCGGAAAGCATTACCGGTGATGACGACGTAAGTTCTTCGATTACGCCGGGTGGTGTGGTGATTAATCTCTCACCTCAAAGCCCGCTGCCGGGTCCAGCTCTACCGGGGACTGGTGATGCTGAAGAAGAAATTCCCGCGTGGGGTAAAGCGCTGATCGAGGCGGTCGCTAAACTCGCCCCGGCATCTGCAACAGGTGATGCAGACGACGATGACGAAGAGAAGGACGAAAAGGAAGGGGCTGTTACCGGTGATGCCGCGTATCGTGCCGATCTAATTCAGCCAGGCATTCAGTTACCGTCCACTGCAAAGCCTACCGCGTTCAAGCGTTCAGTTCTGGCAACTGCCGATCAGGCGATGGTGCGCTCTATCGTGGGTGATGCCGATATCAGCAAACTGAAAAAAGCGACCGTTGATATGGCATTCAATGCTGTGTCTGAAGTGGCGAAAAACCGGAATACCGCAGCCAAAACCGCTGACAGCTTCCGCTCTATCAACTCCAACACCACCAAATCCATCGCGGAGATTAACGCTGCCGCGAAGGAACTCTGGGCTAAACGCTAACGAGGCATTCAATGGACAACACTATTCTCTACCGGATGTCTTCGGGCATCGCCGGTGCAATTTCACGTCCGCAGGATCTGACGGTTGAACCTCAGACACTGGACAGCACGAAGGCATTTGCCGCGTATGGACTCGCCGGAAAGTTCTCCGCAGGTAAATTTGTGCCGATTGAGGCGGCTGATACTTCTGCTGTTGTGGTGGGTATCTATGTTCGCCCGTACCCGACAGCCTCCCAGCCTGACAAGGTACGCCAGATCGGTACTGGCTATAACTTCGCGGGCGACTGCATGAAGCGTGGTTATGTGACGGTGAACCTCGGCGCAGATGCCAGCGCTGTGGCACTTGGCGGTGCTGTGTTTATGCGTGTGGCAACGCCGACCGCATCCAGCCCGTTAGGTGCCTTCCTGGCTGCTGCAGACGATACGAACACCGTGCAGCTCACCAACGCTTATTTCAATGGTCCTGGCGATGCCAATGGCAACATTGAACTGGCCTTTAACATTTAAGGAAATCACAAATGCCAATGACATTTGACCAGGCAACAGTCGACAGTTCTGGCGCCTTTCTCATTCACGAGCTGGAGCGCCTCGATCAAACGCTGAACCTGCCGCTGACCTCCCAGACGTGGAGCCGTGATATTCAGCTGCGTGAAGACGTATCTATCGCTGACGAAATCAGCTCCTTCACCAACACCACCTTTGCCGCTGCCGGTACACCTAACGCCAACGGTAAAAACTGGATCAGCCCGCTGGCCACTGCGATTGCAGGCGTTAATGTTGATATCGAGAAAAAGGGCTTCCCGCTGGAATTATGGGGTATGGAGCTTGGCTGGACCGTTATCGAACTGAATGCTGCGGCACAGGTCGGGCGTCCTATCGATACCCAGAAGTACGATGGCATGCAGCTTAAGTGGAACATGGATACCGATGAGCAGGTTTATATCGGTGATTCGGCGAAAGGCGCTAAAGGCCTGCTTAACTTGTCTCAGGTAACGCCGACCAACGCTACCAAGACGTGGGCGACCTCCACCGCCGACGAAATCCGCGCCAGCATTAACCAAGTACTGAGCAATGCATGGGCTCGCTCCGCTTACTCCAAAGTTCCGGAAGATTTGCTGATCCCGCCTGAGCAGTATTCGTTCATTGCGAGCACCATCGTTTCCAGCGCCGGTAACCAATCTCTGCTGACCTATCTGGAGACGAACACTATCGCCTACCACCAGAACGGCAAGCCGCTGAACATTCGTCCGGTTAAATGGATGAAAGGTCGCGGTGTGGGCGGTACTGATCGCATGGTGGCCTACACCAACGATAAGAAGTTTGTTCGCTTCCCGATGGTTCCGCTGCAGAGCGTCCCGATCCAGTATCGCGGCCTGTATCAGTTGGTGACCTACTACGGCAAGCTGGGCGCGGTTGAGCCGGTTTACCCGGAAACCCTGAACTACATGGATGGTATTTAATCCAGGCACAGCCCCTTCTCAGGGGCTTTTTTCTAAGGAATCCCGATGAAGAAAATCTATGTACTGACCGCGTTTAATTTCAACGACGGCGACAAAATCACGCCATTCGCTGCAGGTTTTCATGATGTTGATGATGCCGTTGCAGAGCATTGGTTTGTGAAAGCGCATTGCTCGCCCGATGGTGAAGCGCCTGCACAGGTAGACGATCCGCGTATCGCCGAGCTTGAAGCACAGGTGGCGGAAAAGGATACCCGTATCGCCGAGCTTGAAGCACAACTCACAGAGGCTAAAGCCAATGGCAAAAAACAAAAGCCTGCCGACGCCTGAGAAATTCCGGACCGACTTTCCACAATTCGCTGATGAAGATAAATACCCGACACCGATGATTCAGGCCAGATTGAATCTGGCGGATGTCCTCATGAGTGAGGCGCGATTTGGTGAGGATATTTTCCCCTACGTAGTAGAGCTGTTTGTCGCCCATTACATGGCGTTGTACGCGGCTGATATGCGAAGCGCAGCTATTGGTGCTTCAGGTGGGGTGAATAGTGGCGTTCAGACATCTAAATCAGTGGACAAGGTCTCTGTGGGCTATGACGCCAGCATGACGCTTAACCCGGATGCAGGTTTCTGGAATAACACGCGCTATGGCTCAGAGTTTTGGGAATACCTCATGATCTTCGGTGTCGGGGCTATTCAGTTAGGTACGCCCTCATGAAATCCGGATTAACGATTACCACAGACAACGCTAAGTCTGTTCTGGAGTCTCTACGCCAGCTTTCAGGTATGGATGTACTGGTGGGTATTCCGGATGGCCCAAAGCGCGAAGACGCCCCGCTGACGAACGCAGAGCTAGGTTATCTGCAATCGACAGGGGCAACCATTGAAATTGACGGTGCAGCAGTGACGCTACCGCCCAGACCTTTTCTGGACATGGGTATTGAAGACTCTTTACCCAGAACAACGGCACACCTGAAGGCCGCAGCAGAGGCAACCATGGAAGGCAAAACGGATGCAGCCATGCGGGAACTCGAAAGCGCCGGACAGATTGCCCGTGATGCTTCTAAAGCGGTGATCGGTTCTGGTGATCGCCTTACCCCTCTTTCTGATAAGACGATTGCTAACCGCAGGGCAGCAAAGCCGCCGATCCCTGGCGATAAGCCGCTATATGCTCGTGGGTTCCTGCTGCGTTCGATTACGTATGTCGTGAGGAAAAAATAATGCCGCTTCTCGATGTTACCGATGTGCTGCTGGATCCGGACTTTATGGATACCTCACTGGTTTGTCATCGGCAGGTACAAACGGTTGATGAAGATAATTTCCCGACCAACACCGCTCAGGATACCCCGTTCTCTGGTGTGGTGACGGTTGACCGTTCTCTGGAAGCCAAACGAATGGCGGCGGGACAGAATATCAACGGAGCAATCCTCATCGTAACGCAATTCCGGCTCACGCAGGGGATGCCAGCCAGTGATTCAACACCTGATCTTGATGCCGATATCGTGACGTACAGCGGGCGCAATTATCGTGTGACGTTTGTCGATCCTTACACCCGATACGGTGCCGGGTTCGTGCAGGCACATTGCGAACTGCTGGAATTTAACGGAGGTATTCCCGTTGAGTAATGACAGCACAGAGCCCGGATACCTTACACCCGTTGGAAGCGAGCCGGATTACGACGAAGAGCTGGAACGACAACTAAGCCGCTGGGTGAGGGGTGTTACGGGGATGCCTGCAAAAATGGTTTACCCGCGCTATACAGATCCTCAGCAAAAGATACCTCCTAATGGCGAAACGTGGTGCGGCTTTAACTTCACCACGCTCTCACGTCCAGGTATGCCTGCAAATATCCAGGTCAGCGAAGAGCAGAGTGAGCAATGGTCATGGGAAAGCGTCCAGGTGTTGTTCTGCTTCTACGGTCCTGCTGGTTCTGCGATGGCTACGCGCTTCCGTGACGGAATATTCATTGAGCAAAACTCAGATACGTTTCGACGAATATCAGGTTTGTCGCTGGTGGATGCCGGAGACATACGGAACCTCCCAGAATTAATCAATAACCAGTGGGTGCGCCGGTACGACGTGACCGTGACGCTGTCCCGCAAAAATACCCGCACCTACAATGTTAAATCTGTCGTTGATCCAAACGTCACGATAGTTACCGGAGACTGAACATGGAAAAAGGGCTTCCCCTTAACCGTATCACTAACGTGACGGTGACGCTTTCCGCACGGGCCGCGCAGGGGCGCAACTTTGGCTCGATGCTTATCCTGGGTGATTCAACTGTCATTCCGATTGCCGAACGCCTGCGGGCCTATTCTTCAGCTGACGATATCGGTGATGATTTCGGCGTTGACAGCGAAGAGTATAAGGCTGCTGTTATCTGGTTCTCTCAGCAGCCGCAGCCTACTCTGGTCTACGTTGGTCGCTGGGTAAAAACGCTGGAAACCGCCGAAACTGGAACCGTAGAAACCGTTCTGCAGGCCGTAAACGCCATGATGGACTACAACAGCTGGTATGGGCTGCATATCGCTGTTCCTGAGGCCGATTACCCAGTCGACGCGGATATTATCAGCGTGGCCGCAGCTATTGAGGCATCCACAGTTTCTCGCATCTTCGGTATTACCTCGGATGCTGCAACGATTCTGGATGCTGCAACGACTACGGATCTGGCCTCCAAACTGAAGGCTGCTAAATACAGCCGAACGTTTATCCAATATTCGACCAGTAGCCGCTATGCAGCGCTGTCAGCATTTGCACGTGCGTTTACTGTCGATTTCACCGGCAGCAACACGACGATCACGCTGAAGTTTAAAGTTGAGCCAGGTGTTACCTATGAAACTCTGAGTACATCGCAAGCCAACAACCTGGAGGCGAAAAACTGTAACGTTTACGTGTATTACGAAAACGATACGGCAATCCTTGAGCAGGGTGTGATGAGCAATGGCGATTTCTTCGACGAGCGCCACGGTCTCGACTGGCTGCAGAACGCGGTTCAAACCGCCGACTTTAATACGCTCTATACCAGCACTACCAAAATCCCCCAGACCGACGCCGGTACCACGACCCGAATCGCTAACATCGAGTTGGTGCTCGATAAGGCCGTTACTAACGGGCTGTTTGCGCCAGGTAAATGGACTGGCGGACCGATGGGGCAGTTGGGAACGGGTGACATGCTGACTAAGGGTTATTACACCTGGGCGGAAAACGTCGATGACCAGCTGCAGGTCGATCGCGAAGCTCGCAAAGGCGTACCTATCCAGGTCGCGGGTAAACTGGCTGGTGCTGTCCATTATGGCAGCGTTGCAATCACTGTGGTTCGCTAAGGAGAGACCATGACTGCTTATTCTTTTCTTGATGTCTCCGGCACTCTTTCTGGGCCTACAGGCTCCATAGAGCTTGGTTCTGGCGCGGCTAACTCTGAAGAGGGGATCGTCGTTGCGATGACTGAGGCCAAAAACACCATGACCGTCGGTGCTGATGGTGAGGTGATGCACAGCCTACACGGTGGTAAGAGCGGGACCATTACGTTAACGCTGCTTAAGACCTCACCGGTCAATAAAAAGCTCTCCCTGATGTACAACGCACAGAGCCAATCCTCAGCGACATGGGGGAACAACGTCATTGTTCTACGCAATAAGGCCAGCGGAGATATCGTAACAGCGCGTAGTGTGGCATTCCAAAAGCAACCTGACTGGAATAACCCGAAAGTCGCCGGAACGGTAGCCTGGGTGTTTGACGGTGGGAAAATTGATGAACTGCTTGGGGAGTTTTAACCGATGGAATGCACTATTAAAGGCGTGAATTACCGCGCCAATAAACTCGGCGTTTTCGATCAACTGAAGGTCTCCCGCAAACTCCTGCCAATTCTGGCAGGACTGGTATCGGATTTTGGAAGTATCAAAAGCCTTCTCCCTGCTGAAGGGGTTAAAGGTCTCCTTAATCAGCAGGAGGGAGGTGAAACCGTTAACCTGGACCGTCTTGAACCGATTTTTAACACGCTGCTTCCGCGCATCGCTGATGAGCTGTCCAAGCTCTCCGAAGACGACACGAACGCCATCATTCACCCTTGCCTCGCTGTGGTAGTGCGTCAAAACGGTAAAGCGTGGACGCCGATATTCCGGAGCGGTGAGTTGATGTTTGACGAAATCGATCTCTTCAGCATGCTGCAGCTGGTGGCGCGGGTGGTCGCTGATAGCCTGGGAAATTTTTTACCAGAACTCCCCGACAAAGAGACGCCAACCCAGCCAGCGGACTGACTCTGGATTCGTTACCTGATGGCGAAGACTATCTGATGCGCCCGGTGGATGCCGGGTACATCTCATATCAGGCGCTCAAAGATGGCTCTATCGACCTGGCTGATATTGCCAGAATGAACGAATGGCTGGATCTGAAGGCCGATAACGACTACCGGATCGCAAAATGGAGAGAGGCTAATGAACGCTGAGACGATTAAAGATTTTCTCGTCAGCCTCGGCTTCAAGGTCGACGAAAGCGGCGAGCGGAAATTTAATGCGGTGCTGGCCGGCGTTACTTCCAATGCCATTAAGACCGGTCTTGCTGTTGAGGCTGCAGCGCTTTCAGTCATCGCCTTCACTGCAAAGATAGCTCAGGCGTCCGATAAGCTTTACTGGGCTTCTCAGCGCACTGGTGCGACGGTGCAGGGGCTAAAACAGGTCGGTTATGCCATTTCTCAGGTTGGCGGAAGTGCTGACTCTGCGATGAGCTCGCTGGAGAGCCTGGCGCGGTTCATCAGAACCAACCCCGGCGCCGAGGGCTTCCTGAACAGACTTGGCGTCCAGACCCGTGACGCCAGCGGTAATATGCGCGATATGGCGAGCATATTCACCGGGGTAGGGCAGAAGCTTAGCAGCATGCCGTATTACCGGGCTAACCAGTACGCCAGCATGCTGGGTATTGATGAAAACACCCTGATGGCGATGCGGCGCGGTGTCGGCGGGTTCTCCGGCGAATATTCCTCTATGGCGAAAGCGATCGGCTTTAATGCTGATCAGGCCGCAGTAAGTTCTAACCGGTTCATGACGTCGCTCCGGTCATTCGGTGAAATGGCAGGGATGGCGCGGGATAAAATCGGCTCTAACCTGGCTGGTGGCCTCGCAGGTTCACTGGATAAATTACGCCGTCAAATTCTCGACAACTTCCCGAAAATTGAGCAGACGCTGACCGCGGCTATCAAGGGGGTATTGTGGCTGGGTGATCTTATTGCCCGGTTATTCTCCCGGCTGATGGAAGGGACTTCTGATCTGCTGGACTGGTGGAAATCACTGGATAAGCAGACGCGGGAACTGATCACGCTGTTTGGCGCACTAACGGTGGCGCTGCGGATCCTTAACAGCACGTTCTGGATGTCTCCTATAGGGCTTGTTACTGCGTTCGCTGCCAGTATCGCTCTGCTATGGGAAGACTATAAAACCTGGAAAGAAGGCGGCAAAAGCCTGATTGACTGGGGGAAATGGAAGCCGGAAGTAGACGCCGCTCTGAAGATGGTTAAAGACCTCCGGCAGACAGTCGTCGATCTGGGGAAGGCACTGGCAAAACTTCTGAATATTGACCCTAAATCCTGGTCTCTGAAGTGGGATTTCAGCAACTTCATCAGCCAGATGGGCGAATTCAGTAAGATGCTGAGCATGATTGGTGACCTGCTGAGCGCTATCAAGGATGGGCGCTGGTCCGATGCTGCCAGTATTGGTAAGCAACTACTGAATCAGGGCAACCATAAGCCGGATGCTTTACCCGGTGTATCTGATAGCGCCAATGGCGCAGCTGACTGGATTAAGGATAAGTTTGGTTTTGACCCTCGCAGCGTCGGACGATTTTTCCGTGGTGAAGGTAACACGCTTGCAGACCGCAACAACAACCCTGGAAATATCCGCCCGGTTGGTGGTAACGGCTTCCGTTCTTTTGGCTCTGCGCTGGAAGGATGGCAGGCGATGAAAAACCAACTGATGCGCTATTTCACCGGGAAAACGACGGGGCGCATGCTGCAAACGGTCCAGGATATCGTGAGTACCTGGGCTCCAGTTGGCGATAACAACGATCCACAGCTTTACGCCAAACAGGTGGCTGGCTGGATGGGCGTTTCCCCTGATGCCGTATTGAATCTGAATAACCCTAATACGATGGCTTCCCTGATGCAGTCTATGGCCCGTAAAGAGGGGTACGCCAACTGGCAAAGTCCTTTAGCGTATCAGGCGGCAGGCGCATCAATTCAGCAAAACAACACCTATAACATTCACGGCGGTAACGCTATGGAAGTTGGTCAGGAAGTAGGACGCCGCCAGATTGATGCAAATGCCAGGGTAATGCGCAAAAACCAGAGCGGGGTAGGTTGATGGATATCCTTTCTACGCTGTTTCAGCAGCAGTCCCGGCGAATTGGTCTGATTGTTCCCAGCGTTGTGGTATCTGAGAAGCACAGTGACACGCTTGAAATTACTGAGCATCCCGTCGAAACGGGGTCTCCTGTTTCAGACCATGCCTATAAACGGCCCTCAGAGGTCGTTATGGAGGTTGGATTTGCTGGTGGTGGTTCGCTACTGGATTTCGTTGATACGTCTTCTCTGGGGCTAACGCTTGGCCTGAGCCCTAAAGAAACCTATCAGCAAATACTCGACCTGCAGACCAGCCGGATCCCTTTCGATGTCGTCACAGGGAAGAGGCTATACAGCAACATGCTGATAAGGGCGATTGAGGTCACAACTGACCGTACATCAGAAAACGTACTGATGGCGGTTTTAACGCTCCGCGAAGTGATCATCACCCAGACTCAACAGATTTCGGTAGCCGATAAAGCCGATATGAAAGAGGGGGCCAATACGTCAGCTGTTATCAACTCAGGCACAAAAGCAGCAAAGCCTCAGAATGAATCCTTGCTTAGCTCTGGCTGGCAGGGGATCAAATCAATTATTGGAGGCGGCTGATGCACATATACGAAATCCCCCTCACTGCTGATAACCAGCAATTCAGTACCATTCTGGCAGGTGTTACGTACCAGATAAGCATCACCTGGCGTGATCCTTGCTGGGTTCTGGATATCGCCAATGTCAGCGGTAACCAGGTGGTAAAAGGTATACCCCTTGTGACTGGAGCTGACTTGCTGGCTCAGTATTCCTATCTAGGCTTTGGTTTCAAACTCGCCGTAGTTTGCGACGATGCCAACCAGGATTATCCAACCCAAACAGATCTCGGTACCGCCAGCCACCTGCTGGCAATAACGGAGTAATTATGTCTCAAAACTGGATGCGTCATTTTGAGCTACAGTTGCTCGATGAGAATGGCAAAGGAATTGACCTTGGCAATTTTAAAGTTACTTTCACGATAGATTGGTTCAACATCAGCAGCGCTACACGAACCGGGACGTTTAAGATTTATAACCTGTCTGCGGATACAGTAAACCGGATCACCGGTAGTGAATTTGCCACTATTCGCGTAATCGCTGGTTATGATGGTATTGCCGCCGATGTTGACGTCAGCGACGTAGGCCGCGTTCGTGAGGTCGATGCTTCTCAGGTAGGGCAATCTGACGGTCGTAACTGGGGATTGTTGTTTACAGGCGATATTCGGTACACCATAACGGGCAAAGATAACCCGGTTGATACGTTCGTGCTAATTCAGGCCGCAGATACCGATCTGGCTTTCACTTCTTCCATCACTGTGCAGACGCTGGCGGCAGGTTATACCGTTGCCGATATGAACCGCGCTTTGATGAAGGATTTCGAGGCGAAAGGCGCAACGGAGGGCGTTACCCCGCCAATACCTGCTACCGTCTTCCCGCGTGGTCGCGTACTGTTTGGTATGACGCGAGACCTGATGGATAACGTCGCAAGGCAATGCGGCGCAACCTGGCAATTCGTTGATGGTCAGCGCCAGATGGTGGCAAAAAATGAGTATGTGCACGAAGCTATTGTGTTGAACAGCGCCACCGGGCTAATTGGCATGCCTCAACAAACGATCGGCAACGGAGTGAACGTACGCGCTCTGATTAACCCGAACATTCGCGTTAATGGCCTGATTGAGCTGGATCAGGCGTCTGTCTACCGTACCGCGCTGGCGAATAATGATATCGCTATGGCTGGCGGTCGCATTACTGACCAGGACAATAACGGGAACATCTCAATAACCGGAACTACCTCACAGCCAGCCAGCATTGCTACGGACGGCGTTTATATTGTGCGCGGCATTATGTACACTGGCGATACAAGGGGCCAGGCGTGGTACATGGATATGATGTGTGAAGCGCGTGGTGCGGCAGATGTCCGTTCGGCGTCGTCTTTACAGCGGGAAGGGTAATAATGAAAAAGTTGGTGGTTCTCCTATTCTTTTTTCTTCCTGGGTTAGCATTTTCTGCAAATCCTGGTGGCATCACGTTGCAATGTGGTAGTTATAAATTAGAGCTGGTTCCTGATTCATTATTCAGAATAAATGGTGAGACAGTGACCTCCCAGAAGATTAAAACTCTTGGTAACGGCAACGGAATGAAAGCCGAGATGGGGATTATGCCTGCGAGAGATGGTAACAACTACGGTTTCGAGTAAATCCGCAGACCTGGTACTGAAAAGCGATTTCTAAACGTCCAACTCCTTCAGAACAGCATGGATGCTCCGAAGATTATCGGATCTTTCCCTTGCGTTAAGGTGAAATAAAAATGGAATTTTTCGCAATTATTATTTTCTTTCTGGCAATAGCCATTATTACCAGATGGAATAATTACAAGAAGATAAAAAAGCGAAAAGAAGAAGATAATTTTCTACAAAGCATTGATTATTCTTACCGCCGACCCGAGGTAAAATCGAAACCCCGAAGTGGGCGCAGAAGGAGCAAGGAGGAAATGCTCGCTGATGGAAATGCATATCAGAAATTGATGGGTGATGATTTTAGGAAGACGGCAAAAGCTACGCAGATTCAGGCTGAAAGGGTTGGAGCTAAAAGATACGTCTGGCGAGGTTCTGATTGCTGTCCATTTTGCGATAGGCAAGATGGTAAAACTTATTCCTGGTCCAGACCACCAAAAACCGGGCACCCAGGGGAAGGAAAGTTATGCCCCAATGGTTATTGTCGTTGCTGGGCTGAAGTTATAGTCCCCCCACCAAAAAGATAAATTACGCAAACCCGCTGAGGCGGGTTTTTTCATATCTGGAGTTTGTGAATGCCTTCTTCTAATCAAACCCGTAGCGGCTCACTTGATGAAACTTTCGAGTCAGAACGAAAAGTTTTAAAGGAGCAAATCCGCGTCGCGCTACCCGGCATTATTCAGTCCTTTGATCCTGAATCAGTAACGGCAGTTGTGCAGCCAGCGATCCGCTATGTAGAGCGTGATAACGATGGCGCTACTGAAACACAGGATTACCCGCTGCTTACCGATGTTCCAGTGATTTTCCCTCGTGGGGGCGGCTGTACGCTGACATTTCCTGTCACAGAGGGGGATGAATGCCTGGTGATATTTGGAGACCGCTGTATCGATTTCTGGTGGCAAAGCGGCGGTGTGCAGGAGCCGGTAGACGACAGAATGCACGATTTATCTGATGCGTTCTGCATTGTCGGCCCACAGTCACAGGCAAAGAAAATCAGTGGCATCAGTACCAGCGCGTCTCAATTGCGTACCGATGATGGCGCTGCATTCATTGAGCTGTCCGCAGGTCATGATGTCACCGTTAAAACGCCGGGGAGATTGACAGCCAGTGCTGATGGCGGAACGGAAATAACCTCTCCTGAAATTATCCTTAACGGCAATGTGACGATTAACGGCAATCTGTCGCAGGGAATGGGCGACAGCGGCGGCGCAGCGACAATGCACGGCCCTGTAACCGTGACCAACGATGTGAAGGCGGGCGGCAAGAGCCTGATGACTCATACGCATGGAGGGGTTGAGTACGGCAACGACAGCACAGGAGAGCCTGAATAATGCGCTACCGTCGAGAAGATGATGACGGGGATTATACGTTTGGTCAGGGCGATGATACCTGGCTGGTTAACTCTCCGGAGGCCGTCGCGCAGGCCATTAAAACGCGCTTCGTGCTCTGGTACGGTGAATGGTTCCTTGATACGACAGAAGGAACACCCTGGATACAATCCGTCCTGGGTAAGCACAAGCCAGAAACCTATAACCTCGCCATTCGAAAACGCATTCTTGAAACGCGCGGGGTGAAATCCATCACCGACTTTAATACCACCGTTGACAGCCGCACACGGCGTGTAACGTTCACAGCAACGGTGGAAACCATCTACGGGACAACGACAGTAACCTCGGAGGCGTAATGGCCCTGGACCTCGATACACTCGGCTTATCGGCAACGGTAACCGCTGAGGGGATAAGTGCGCCTGACTATCAAACCATCCTGTCTACTGTGACAGGATACTTTCAGCAGATTTACGGCAGTGATGCTTATATCGATCCGGATAGCAAAGATGGTCAGTTAATCGCGCTGATGGCGCTGGCAATCCACGACGCTAATAACACAGCTATTCAGGTATATAACAGTTTCTCGCCATCAACCGGAATTGGCGTTGGACTGTCCAGCAACGTCAAAATTAACGGCATTGAACGCCGTGAGGCGACGAATTCGACGGTTGACCTGCTACTAACCGGGACTGCAGGGACCACAATCACCAATGGCTCAGTGAAGGATGCGAACGGGGTTGTATGGAATCTTCCTGAAACCGTTTCTGTCGGTATTGATGGGGCGATTGTTGCTACCGCTACCTGTGCAAACCCCGGCGCTGTCGCTGCACTTGCAGGAACGGTGAACAAAATCAACACGCCCACGCGGGGATGGTCATCGGCTAATAACCCGCAGGCGGCTACTGTTGGTACCGCTGTAGAAAAAGATTCAGAACTTCGCATAAGACAGTCACAGAGCGTCGCCTTACCGTCTCTCACGCCGTTTGAAGCTGTAGATGGCGCAATAGCGAATATTAATGGCGTCACGCGTCACAAGCTGTATGAGAACGACCAGGACGTGCCTGATGCCAATGGCCTCCCTCCACACTCGATAGCGGCCATTGTTGAAGGTGGTGATGCCACAGAGATTGCAAACACGATTCGGGGCGTGAAAGACCAGGGAACGACCCCATACGGTAGTACGGTAATCTCTGTGCCGGACAAGTACGGAAGTCCTCACCCTGTCGGATTCTCGCGACCAGTTGATGTGCCTGTTTTTGTAAAAATCACCATCAGTCCACTGACGGGGTACACGTCGCAGGTAGGTGACGAGATAAAAGCGGCCGTGGCTGCTTATATCAACTCGCTGGCAATTGGTGCCAGTGTCCTGCTGAGCCGCATTTACTCTCCGGCAAACCTGGGCGTAGTTAGCGGCGGAAATTCCAGATACTACGACATTACCGAATTGCTGATTGGGACATCTTCGGCAGGAGTGGCTGCGACCAACATCGTAATAGCTTTCGATCACTCCGCATCCTGCAGGGTAGCGGACATTAATCTGGAAGTGTCTGTATGAGTAAATACACAGACAGGATAACGAACTATCACGCAGGGAAACCTAAGTTTTTTGCACACATTGACCTCTCAACGCGACCGTTAATCGACGTTTCAGCCGCAATGACAGGCATGATTCAGGATTTCGACATTGATACCGCCATCGGCCAGCAGCTGGATATTTTGGGTGAATGGATAGGCCGCAAGCGCAGGGTCAGGACGCCTATATCTGGCGTGTATTTCTCGTGGGATACAGAAAAACTTGGCTGGGACCAGGGCGTCTGGCAGGGACCTTTCGATCCTGATGATGGGTTTCTTGACCTGAGTGATGAAGTTTATCGACTGGTGCTAAAAGTCAAAATTGCTATTAATAACTGGAACGGGCAGAACGACACATTGCCTGAGATTCTCGACAATGCCCTGACAGGATCGGGTATTCGTATGGCAATTGTCGATAATCAGGATATGTCCATTTCTATATGGATACTTCCTGACCCTACGGTTGTTATCAGTGAAATTGACAGGATGATTCTCGATAGCGCAGTTAATAAGGGGCCATTCATCGCATTACCTCCCGGTTACGTTCCATCTCGTTATGATCTGAATCCCATCGATCAGGTTAATGCTGAACTATGGTGGGCTATCCAAAACGGATATCTGACCGTTAAAGCTGCGGGTGTAAAAGTGAGGGAAATACAGATGCCGTCAAATGGTGGCTATTCTTTTTTTGGTTTTGATGTAGATAACGAATATATATCCGGATTTGACTCTGGTAACTGGGGAGAAGATTTATAATGCCTACCAATGATTTTAAAGCTTTTGCAACTGGAAACAGCGCAAACGTAATTTCTCAGGCTGATTATTTAGCCCTTACTGCGTTAGTAAGCGGATTTTCATCTGGTAAAGCTTCTTCCGCGCAGGTGAATAAAGCTCTCAGGCAGGCCACTGTAATGGCCAATGTCCTTGCTCAGTTTATCGCGGATTCAGCAAATATAGATGTGCTAGATGACGGTAATACAGCAGCAATTCTTTCTAACCTTAAAAATAGTATGCCTGGTCGCCTAATGGGTGTGCAAGTTGTCACCAGTAGCGCGCTGATTACTAAATCAGCCGGTGCAAAAAAATGGCGCATCAGAGCTCTGGGAGCAGGTGCTGGAAGTTCTGCTGCTCCGGCTACCGCTGCTGGGCAGGTTTCGATAAGTAATGGTGGCGGGGCTGGCGCATATGCCGAGGGTATCTATGACGTATCCGCATTATCATCGGCCACGGTGACGATTGGTAGCGGCGGTGTGGGGGGCACAGCAATTTCACCAAACGGAGGGGATGGTGGGACAACATCCGTAGGTACTCTTATCTCAGCGCCTGGCGGTAAGGCTGGATTGTCAGCAGGACCGGCTAACCCTCCATTCCAGCCTGTGGCAAATACAAACTCAAATAGCCCCACAGGGTGGAATATCATAGGTACTTCTGGATCTGGTTCTGAGGCAGCCGTAGCTGTATCCACCAGTTACGCTGCCGGATCTCGAGGTGCAAATAGCCAGTTAGGGGTTGGTGGTTCTATCCCGGCGATTAATACGCCTGCAAATACTGGTGGCGGTTATGGTTCTGGTGCATCTGGCTGTTCTAATGGCGTATCACAATCTTTGAATCCTGGAGCATCAGGTCGTGATGGGGTTGTTATTATTGAGGAGTATGCATAATGGATAATAATGCATGGGCAGTTATTGATAGTAATGGCATTGTCGTAAATATTATTGTCTGGAATGGGACGGAGGAATGGCTGCCGCCAGAGGGGATGACCGTTATTAATTGTGGTGATAAGCCATTTAGCATAGGAGGATCATATAAAAATGGCATTTTCACTCCTCCAGCGTTAAGTGAATAATTTATTATAACCCCCTTGGTGAAACTATGACTCAATATAATACGGGTAATGCTGTCCCGTCATCAGACATGCCTGATGCATGGGACAATAACGCGACAATTGATATTTTTGTTAACTCACCCGATTTGAGTGTAACAACGAGAACCGGTATTGAGCGCGACACCATGGCCGGTATACAGCAAAAGTCTGCCGATCAGCGCGAGCAAATAGCAACTGATGGTGCTGCTGTTGTCGAGGAGACCCGACAGAACCTGATCCCGCTCAGTCGCCAGTATATGACGTTAGCGGAGGCCCAGGCGGATATCGCAAATATCCCGGAGGGCAGCACCACCTATGTGCGCAGTTCTGATGATGCTTATCTGGCTATTGAGTACAAAAACACTGGAGGCGTGCTGCAACCTACAGGAAGAACCATGATTTCAGGAAAGACTGCCGTAAGACGTACAGATGAATACTCTGACGGAGTTAATTACGCCTGGGGAAAGGTTATGTCCAGCGGGGAAATACTTCCGGGTACTCTTCAGGGAATGGACGGATTGCCAGCGCCTGAAAACGTCGCAGCATACGCTGCCAAAGGTGTGGCGGTCTATCAGCTTAATCCCGCAGATATTCCGGCAGGACATGCGATTATCAAAGACGGCATTGTTTTGCTGGAAGCCG